ACTGTTTCTGTCATGCCTTGCTCTGGAGTAAAGGTCATATAAACAATTCCTCCTTTATCAGCAGTACGAGTTAATGCTTGAGAATAAATACTTTGTGGAGGTTCTTCATCTAACCAAATAACATCTAACGATTCACCCATCCATTTTTCTTTACCCATTTCATATGCCTTAAAACCAATACGAGAATATCCACCACTTGTATGTTTTATGACTACCGAGTTAAACGCATTTGGTACTCCAGGTTTTCGTACAGTTTCTCCAATCAATTTTAAAGGAATACTACCCATACCTTTTGCACTTGGATCATCGGGTTGTCCTGTTAATTCTTTTTGACATACATCTCGTGTGGTTTCATTTGATACTCCTCCTACCCAACATCTAACAGGTCTATTAAATCGTTTACCTGTCCACCATTCTGGATAGAGTCCTGTACAATGATATGCCATTTCCATTGCACCACTAAATGATTTACCCACTCTATTTCCTGCCATTAATAATCGTTGGGATGCTAAACTCCCATGAAATTTTTTTTGATAGTCATAAGGATTGTAAGAGTTCATTAAATTTGTTTTTTGACGAAACTCTAACTCTTTCGCAATCTCAACAGCTCGTGCTAAATTAGTCATAGTATTTATGATAGATAGATTTTAAGAATCGTTTTGTAAATGCCTTAATAAAACTTTTTAAATAATATTTACCAATGCGTATAGGAATTAATAACGGAGTCATTAAGACATCAAACAAGAGCAAGAATACATCTACACTAAAATCAATAACATTGTCAGCACTAGAAAATCGTTGTTTTAATTTTTGAAACATCTATCGTATCCACGTACATAAATTATAATACGCAATCATATCTAATACAATTTCCCCACAATGTAACAGTAAGTTCAAGACCAACAACACTATAATTGTTTTACTCATAATTTTTCCAAATCATCACTATGAACCATCACCCAAAATCCTGGTCTGCCCTTTTCACATAATGCAATCACAGGGGTTTTCTTTTCCTTTTTAGCCATTGCATTAGTTTCATCCCACAAAGTAATCGCTGTATGCTTCTTACGCAACTTGCACTCTACAAACAAAGTATCATGGATAACATCAGCTCTGGTGATCTTGCCATTGCCACCACTCAAAGGTGTCCTCTGACCCCCAAAATACTTAGCTACCTGTCTCTCCCTCTGTTTCCATGCCTTATCCATAGCCATACCCTAACATACACTTAACCTAACTACAAGCCATTAACACAAGTTAATACTAAAAATACCCCTCTAGTGTGGGGATTGAAGCATATATATAGAAAGAAATTTCAGTTTTTGGGGTCGCTGTTTTTAAATCATTGATTTTATTGGTTTTTTTGTCACATTATACTTTATATTTTTATTTTGGTTCGCTTTCAATCTCTTTTGTTTTTATTGTGAACCTTTTATTTTTATGCGAGTGAGTGGGAGAGAGAAACATTTATTTCACTACTATTTATTGTATCAGTTTAATGCTTATTGATTCACCTTGTGGCTACTAAGATAATGTATTGTTCTACTCTATATATATAAGGTAAGTATCATAACATATAATATTGTCTTGTTACTTCTATCAAGATTATTCCCTGGATTTATATTTCCTGGTTGTGTTCCTAGTATTGTTTTGATCTTGATAAACTAAAGTATTTAAATAATAGATAGCTTTGTATTCTCTTATATTACTACACTTTATAACTAAAGTATAATTATTTATATTATTAATTTGACAAGTTAACGCACGTTAAGCTATGGTGTTATTTAATATTAATAAATATATAGGGGTTACAATGTTTAAATCTACTACTTTACTTTATGCAAGCTTAGCTATGTTTATAATGTCTTTATTATCTTGTGCTAGTGTTTTGTTTTTACCTGGATCAGTTAATTTTACATTAGGTTTTCTTGTTTTTGCTATTGCTGGATTATGTTTTTTAGCAATGGGTTTTCTTGCTAACGACTAAATATTAATAATTAATTAAGGAATATAACAATGTTAAAATTTAAAAAAAGATTAGATGAATATATAAAAATTTCTAAATGTAATTTAGAAGAGTTAGGAATAGATAAAACAAAATTCACTAATGGTTCATATTATAATACTGACAATGATTGTTTTTATTTCTTTGTTGGGAGTATTGATAACAATAATTTTCAATATAACTTTTATATGAAAACAAAACTTCTAAACTCAATAAAAGATAGAAATAAATATAGATATTTATATACAAAGTCTGAGGTTGATTATTTTAATAAACCAGAATTTATAAGATTAAATAATTAATTACTAATAGGTCAAGGGTTCAACCTATATCAATGAACCCATTTTATAAGGGGTTATAACATGAGATATTTATACGAAGTTACAGGATATAGCAATATTAAACCACCTGGTGGAGGTTTAGGTATTCCACAATTTAAAACAATTAAAGCTAATAGTTTAAAAAAGTTATTAAAACAATTAGAAAATAATCAAAGTTACAGTATTAAATATTATAATAAAGCAAATAATTATATTACTAAATATTATGTAAATGGATTATTTTTAAATGAAAATGATTTTTTATATTCAGAATTGAGACATATAAAGAATCAATTAAAATAAATAACAGGGGGATTTATTCCCCCTACATTCTAATATTAGGATATTTTCCTAACTGACGATTGCAATTAAGCATGAAATTAGAAACTTTATAGGGGTATAAAATGAAAGTTAAAAATATAACTTCAACCAATGGCAATAAAATTGCTAACCAATTTGAAATAATAGACAGTGATAACAATACTATTTATTTTCAAAGTTATAAATCAATTATTGTTAAACATGACATGAATTTAGATCAAGTTTATTTAGATTCTAAGTATTGGAATTATTCAACAACTACATCTAAATATAGAAATATATTTTTAGGTGAAAAAAGAAAAGATACTGAAAAGAAAATTAAACAAAAAATTTATATATTAACTGATTTAAATAAGGAATTAGTATAATGAAAATTCAAATACAATTTGGTGGTTTTTATCACTCTTGGCATTCTGACATTATAGATAATAAGATAGAAAGCTTGCAAGAATTTAATGAATATGAATCTTATAATTTGCATAAATTATTTGATAATTTTGTAAAAAATGGATCTAGTTTTGAAAAAGCTAGATCTAAAGTTATTGAAAAAGTAACTTATGAAAAAAACAAATATAATTATGACAATATAAATTGGTCAAAAACTTATCAATCTTATATTGAAAATTATTGTTATCAGTTAGAAAATTATATTTTAGATGAATATGATGTAAATATTGATTTTAAAAATATTAGTTTCTATTCACCCAAAGAATACAATTTTAAAAGCGATGAAATAGAGTGTATTGTCATTGAAAAACAATCATTAAAATTATTAAAATTAGTTTTAAAAGATAATGACTTTCATAAAGAATTAAAAGAGGTTACCACTTCAAGAAGTGGTTATCATGCTTTTTATACTTATGAACAATTATTAAGCATGAAGGATAATATGATTATAGATATTATGTATTCTTTTTTAGCTAATAAAATGAATGATGTAGGTGATGTATTTCATGACATTGAATTTGATATTGAATTTAATAATCAATTAAAGGTGGCATAATGAAAACATTATTAGAAACACTAGCAGATTGCTTAATTGTTTTAATGGTTTTTCTATTGGGTTATCTATTACTAATTATAACACCATGAAATTAATTAAAACTTTAACAATAATATTTAGTTCAATTTTAATAGTGCAGTTGTTATTAGCTGTACTATTAAATCAATTTTAACATAAGGGAATAAATAACACAGTCTAATTGATAAGCTTTTAATAAGCGAAACAATCCTATTAATTATTTATAGGATTGTCTTAGACAATAACAAAATGGAGAAAATAACAATGAAAAAGAGTTGGGTAATAATAAAATGGACCTTTGCATATGCAGGTAAACAAATTGGAGATATTTCAATATGGGAAACTGATGAATACCAAATTTGGGGTTCACCAGCATATGAAGTTTTAGGATATTTTGATGGTTCTTTTAAAGACGCAAAAAAAGAAGTGAAGATAAAACACAAAATAGGAGCAAATAAAAAATGAAAAAATATTTAGTATATCATGATGATGGAAATTTATCATCTTATGAACCAGAAACAAAAAAGCAAATTTTAGATTATTATAATGAATGGAGGTTTAAAGATGATGGAATTGCACATTACCCAAAATTAAAAACTTTAAAAGAAGTTCGTGAATACTTTGCAGTTTCAATTGAAACTTATAAAAATCAACAATATGAATTTTAAATAATAGGAAAAAAAATGGCAAACAGTTTTAAAAAAAATGATGACTATTATTGTTATGGTATAAGGGAAAA